AAGGGAATACGTGATTAAACGCTGTGAACAAGAAAATTTATTCATACCAGGATTAAATGTTAAAGAGAATCCACGTAATAGCAAATCAAGAAGGCTGGAATCACTTCAACCTATCTTTGCTAGAGGGCAAGTCCATATGGATAGAGATATGCAAGACTTCATTAATGAACTACTGCTATTCCCAAGAGGTAAGCATGATGACTTATTGGACGGCTTTTATTATGCAAATAAAGGATGTTATGAACCTCATCACGAGACATTAAACAATCAAAAAAAGGTTTTAGGGCTAAATATAAGAAAAGCTATGGATTGGATGACAGCTTAGTGTTGCGACTCCCCCTGTCTCTTGGGATAGCTTTCTTGCAATTTTATGCCTAAAGAAGTTCATCAAGAGATAATTAAGTCCGAAGACCTTCTCCATGATTACCATGCTCAACGTACTGATTGGGCTACGCAAGCAATGGAGGACGATGAGTTCCGTAACAATTCCCAATGGACGGCTGAACAAACACGAGTATTAAAAGATAGGGCACAGTCTCCTATTATTGATAACGTTATACACCCAGCAGTTGAGCAAGCTAAGGCACTTCTTACTGCAAATAAGCCAAAGTTCCAATCTACAGGTAGAGACGATAGCGATACAAAGGTTGGAAGAGTGTTTTCAGATATTATGTCTTATATCTGGGACATATCAAATGGGAATTCAGAATTAAAGCAAGTTATTGATGACTATTATGTAAAAGGCTTGGGGGCAATGGTAGCCTACCTAGACCCTATGAAAGATTTTGGAAGAGGTGAAGTCTGTGTAAAGGCGATTGACCCTTTCGATTTATTCATTGACCCAGCATCAAGGGATACATTTTGTAGAGATGCAAGCAACATACTTATTGCAAAGACCTTAACAGAGGAGCAAGTCAAGAATGCCTATCCACAATTATTAGAAAAAAATCAGAATGGTGAAATGCTGTTCTCACAAATGACACAAAGCACGGATGATAAATACCCTAGTGAATCTAGAGACAAATCTCAACAAGACCAGCAAATCGGTCCAACATCAGATGAGTCTGATTCACGACAGTATCAAATCATAGATAGATACGAAAAGGTTCAATTACCTTTTTGGCATTGTGTTGACAGCACTAATGGTAACGAATTCATAAAAGACGATGGTGATTATCAATCCTTTATGCAGAACCCAGCAGTTATTATTGAAAACGCTGAAGGGTTAAAACATATTACGGATAAATATAAAGTACAGGAAATATTGGGAATGTATGAGCAGTTAGGCGAAGTATTCCACATGGTAATGGACCAAGCAACTGGTCAACCTATTCCTGTTCCTGGAGAGGAAAGTGGCGAAATGAATGAAGTGCCACAATCAACCACAAGAATTCAACCTATATTAATCGCAGATTTAGTGGCAGAGGGTATTGTTGTTTGCAACAAGGTATTAGTAGACAGAATAAAACGTGTGCTATCTGTTGGAAGGGTTATGTTAGCGATTCAAATAATGGATATTGATGAATATCCCATTGTTACGCTAATGAATAGGCATAATAGAAATCCATATCCAATGAGTGATGTGCGATTTATAAAACCCATCCAAGAATATATCAATAAGATAACTTCTCTTATTATAGCTCATGCTAGTTCCTCAACAAATACAAAGCTATTAATACCAAGAGGTTCCATGAACAGAAGACAACTCGAAGAAGAGTGGTCTAGGGCTGGTACTGGTGTTATTGAATATGACCCAGAGTTAGGTCAGCCTATTGTAGCTGGACCTGTCCCTCTGCCAAACGAATTATATAAAAACAGAGAAGATGCAAAACAATCCATTTACCACATTCTGGGGATTCATCCGTTACAAAGTGGAGACCCAAGCTCAGCTCCTTCTACCTATAAAGGTACAGTTGCTATTGATGAATATGCACAACGTAGGATTAAATCAAAACTCGATGATATTGATTCTATGCTCAATCAGATAGGCAAGGTAGTAGTAAGACTAATACAACAGACCTATACAGATGAGAAAGTGATTCGTCTAATGAAACCAGATGGAACGATGAAGGAAGAAACTTTAAATAGCCCTATTTACGATGACTTTACTGGGGAAGTATTGGGCAGAATGAATGATGTAACCATTGGCAACTATGATTTAATTGTTGTTAGTGGAAGTACGCTCCCTTCAAATAGGTGGGCAAGATTTGATTACTATATGAACCTATACCAACAAGGTATTATTGACCAGCAAGAGGTGTTGGAACAAACTGAGGTTGCAGATACAGAAGGTGTTCTAAAAAGAACAAGTATCATACAGCAGTTACAACAACAGGTCGAGCAACTTACTGAGCAAAACAAAAACCTTGAGGGTGATTTACAGACAGCTCAAAGAGAGTCTGTATCAGATAGGAAGAAAGTAGAAATAGAAAAATTCAAGACTAAGCTAACGGATTCAGCAAATACTACTCGTAAAGCTACACAGCTATACGAAGCAAGATTGAACGATGAACTTGGCAAGGTTAAAGAAGAAAACAGGGAAATAGAATCACAACAAACAAACCCAGTTGCTGTCGGTTAGACAAATTGGGGAGGAGAAATAATGGCTGATTTAACAAATGAACAAGGTGTTGCTGAGAATTCAGACCCAAGTGTACTAGAAGAGTCTAATGCATATTGGGGAGAAGAACCAAACGCTGAAGTCACCCAAAACAACGAGTTAGAACCTACAGAGGCAATAGCTCAACCAATGCCAGAGAATGCTGAAGGCGATGAACAACAACGCTATCAGTATTGGCAATCTCGGTACGACCAAAAGGCAAGTGAATTTGACAACATGAGTCAGAAACTAGCTGAGTATGAGAAAGTAGCTCCAATAGCAGAGTACATTCAAGAAAACCCAGATGTTCTGAAAGGTGTAGCAAGGTCACTTTCTGGTGATAACCCACAGGTTCCCTCGCAAGAGAAATCGGTGGAATTACCAAAGAAACCCCAACGTCCAACCAAACCAACTAATTATGATGCAACAGAAGCTTATATGGACCAGGAAAGTTCTTCGTTCAAGTATAGGGTTGAATTAGATAACTATAGAGATAACATGATTGACTATCAAGAAGTTCAAGAGCAGTCTCGTTTGAGTGCAATGAAGGCAGAGCAAGATAGAATTGCTATGCAAAGACAGCAATATCAAGCAGAACAGCAACAGAATGGAATGAGAGACAGTCTAGTTAATCAATATGGATATACTCCAGATAAGGCTGTAGAGTTTTTAAACTACTATAGTTCTCCAGAGTCTATTACTCTTGACAACCTTGTACAATTAGACAAGTTCCGTAATAGTCCTTCTCAGCAAGATGTTGCAACTCAACAGAAAGTCCAAGCTATGCAAAATCAACAAAAGAGAATGCAGATTCCTACACCTACTGCTGTGCAGACAGGTAATGCAGAACCGAATTACTCTGATGAAGATTTGTTTAATATGGGCTTGATGGCGAATAGAAAATAAATTTATCTAGGAGGATAAAATGGCACAATCAGACACAAAAGTCTTAGGAGCTAAGAATCTTGGCTCGTCTGGTGTTCTCTACACGGATAGACGGGATTTTTACATAAAGCCAAACGTTGTTAAAGAACTTTGGACAGATGTAACGCCTTTTACTACTGTGATTGCAAATCAATCAACTATGAGTGGAATGGCAGACCCTGTTTTTAAAATGTTTGAACACAAAAACCCTTGGGTTAAACAAGAGTTTCAAATTGATACACCAATAGCCAATGGCGATATGCCAGCTGGTAATGTTGAATCTGCTGAATTAGATATCTCTGCTGGAAAAGGAATAGAACTTGGTTCTAACCTTGTAGGCTTAGAGGTGGAAATATTCGATAGCGCTCACGCTTCAAAAATAAGAGCAGTAGTTACTAGTAGCTCAGCTTCTGGTAAGTGCAAAGTTAAGTTCTTGGATGCTGTGGGTAGTACTGCAATAGCAAATTCTGACTATGCAATGATTATCGGTAGTGCTTTTGGGGAAGGAACTAACTCTCCAGATGCATGGGCTGATGACCTAGAAGTAGTCTACAACCAATGTCAGATTTTCAAGACACCTGTAGAGA